ACAAGAAAGTATGGCCCATGAAGATGAATAACGTATTACGAATACCTGACCCTGGTGAGGGAGGCGGCGCTCCAGCTCTCGACCTGTCTATTCTACCGGAAGACCTTAGGGGAGAAGCCTCATTGTCGCAGATCAAGACAATTCCTGATCTGGCAAAGAGCTATGTCAATGCTCAGAAGCTCATTGGGGCTGAAAAGATTGCCAAACCCCAGAAGAACTGGAAGCCGGAACAGTGGAATGAGTTCTACAATAACCTCGGACGGCCCCAAGACATCACCGGATACACATTCAAGCCGGAAAATCTCCCTCCGGACATGGGCGTCAACGACGAAAAGCTCGGTGAAGCTCGGAAAGTATTGCACGAAGCCGGTCTTTCTGACTCCCAGGCCACCAAGGTTCTGAAGTATTACTTCGAATCTGCGACGAAGAACTACCAGGATGGTGTCAGAGACTCTGAAAACAAGAAGGTTGCCGCCATTTCTCAGCTGAAAACTGACTGGGGCGACAAGTTTGACACCAAACTCAACCTGGCTCAGTCGGTTGTGAAGAAATTCGGTGGGGAAGAGATCAAGGAGTTCTTGGAAAAGCACGGAAATGACCCACAGGTCATCAAGTTGTTCTCCTCGATCGGTGAATCCATGCTGGAAGACAGCGCCGAGGGTGCAGGAAATGACCTTATGGTGGGTGATCCGGCCCAGGCTCAGGCGGAAATCAACACGCTGAAGAGTGATAAGGAGTTCATGGAGGCGTTCCTCACGAAAAATCATCCCGGCCACAAGGTTGCTGTGGAAAGATGGTCAGCCTTACACGAAAAGGCGTTTCCGTCAAAATAATGCTTGACTTCTTTGGAAATCTCGCATATGGAATGTGCCAGCATGAGTGAATCTGCTGGCCATTCCTCAAGTTTCGCGCACATGGACCAGCTTCGTCGATTGAAACAAGCAATTAACGACGGAATCAAGAATTTCGCTGAGGCAAAGAATATTTGCCAAGCAAATGCACTCCCGGATGTCGAAATTGCCATCCGAAGTGTGCTGACGAGTGCTGAAATAGCTCAGCACTTGATGAAAATTTATCCCTAGGCAACCTTCACCGGTCTAGGGGACAATGGTCGGTATGGCCATTCGCCACACGACGATGTTCGTGAGGTAGAGTCCGACGAGGACAACTCTCCCGCAATGCAGAAACGTTCGAATCGTAACAACTATGAGTTCACAGATCGACAAGGCATTAGTCCAGACCTATCGATCCAACATAGAGGTTCAGTTTCAGCAAAGAGGCTCTCGTCTTCGTGGCACTGTCACGAATGAGACTCAAAATGCGGAATTCGACTTCTATGATCGGATTGGTCCGGTCGATGCCCAAAAGGTCACCACTCGCCATGGTGACACACCCCTAAACGAAACTCCTCATGACCGGCGTCGGATTTCGTTGGAGGACTATGACTGGGCGGATTTGATTGACCGCAAGGACAAAATCCGCATGTTGGCAGACCCGACCGCAGCTTACACTCAGAACGCAGTTTACGCAATGGGTCGTGCGATTGATCGCGCGATTATTGCGGCTGCCACTGGGACGGCGTATACCGGAAAGACTGGCGCTACGGCAGTCACCTTCCCGGCAGCGTCGGAAGTCGCAGTCAACTACGTGGAGTCCGGTGGCGCAACCAATTCGAATCTTACCGTTGGTAAGCTTCGTCGAGTTCGCTTCCTGCTGGAATCCACGGAGGCCATTGCTGACGGTGAAGAGGCGTTTGCGGTAGTTACTGCATCTCAGGTGCAGTCTCTTCTGCGAACGACTGAGGTCACCTCGGCTGATTACAACACCGTCAAGGCGTTGGTCAACGGCACTGTCGACACCTTCATGGGCTTCAAGTTCGTGAGAACTGAGTTGCTCGCGAAGTCAGGCAACAATCGCGAGTGTCTCTTTTACCCTCGCAGCGGCATCACTCTCGCTATGGCCATGGAATTGGCCGTCGAGGTTGATAGGCTTCCTGGCAAGCGTTACTCTGTCCAGGTCTATGTGTGCGGCTCCTTCGGAGCATCGCGCATGTGGGAGGAAAAGGTTATTCGCGTGAAGTGCGACGAGACGCTGTAATCACATGAAAGCATATAAGATCCAAATTCAACCCTTCTCCCAGGGTCTGACCCTGGAGACTGGAGTAGTAAGGGCTGGTTTAGGTCAGGGTATGTTCACTCCTAGCCTTGACCCTAGCCGTGGCATTGTGGTGTCTGGCAACTTCTCGAATGCTCAAATCAAAGGGATTCAGGACTACGTGGCTCTGATTCTCAATGGTTCGGACACTTCGACGGTTGAAACCGCCATCAATGCCTTAACGTAACTGGATCTGAAGTGCATCAACACCTCACGAAACAAAGGAAATAACATATGGCAGTTACAACGATAAACGCCTATAGTGACGAGATTACGGCAAACCTGCCTCCTCTCTATAAGCCTCTCAAACCCAACGTATACGAAGGCCGTGTTCGTATCGCTGACTGGACCCTGACCCTGGCAAGCCAGGTTGCTGGCACCAACTTCGCGTTGTGCCGACTTCCCAAGGGTGCTCGTATCATTACCGGAGTCATCTCCGCCTCTGCTACATTGGCTAACTCCGCTCAGATCTCTATTGGTCTGGCGGCAGTCGATGGCTCAGGCTTGATCGACGCCGGTCTGACAATCCAGCCCGACGGCGGTGCTGCAACAGGAACCCCCGAATCTGATCAGGTCGCATGCCTCAAAGCTGCGGCTGTTCAAGGTACGACTCAGGTTCCGTTTGCAATCACGCAGGCGCTCGGGTATCTCTACGAGACCGCCAAGGAAGTGTTCGTGACGATGACCACCAGCGTCGGAACGGTGGCTACCGAAGTTGTTCGGGGCCATGTCTTATACGTGGTGGACTAACCCTCCAACTGCCCGCCTACAGGTGAGTCCTGTAGGCGGGTAACACTTATGGTAGCAGATAAATTCGTTCTCTGCAACCTGGCTCTGTCCAGGGTGGGTGCTTCTCCGATTACAGCTTTCGATGGTTCTACACAAGGCGCTATTTCCTGCGCACTAGCCTACGATCTTAGTAGGCGAGCCATCTTACGACTTCATCCTTGGAACTGTGCGATCGACAGGGTCATCTTGGAACCCAAGGAATCTGCTCCCGATGTTCCGGTTGAGCCTGCTTTCGGATACGGATTTGTTTACGATCTTCCGGCTACATGCCTGAGGGTTCTTTCAGTTAACGACAACCTCGATAGTTTCTCTGTCGAAGCTCTAAGGCTGCTATATACTGATGACTCCACTGTTGAGCTTGTCTTCATAAAGGATGAAGAAGACACGACTAAATTTGACTCTCTGATCGATGAGTTAATTGCGGCTCATCTGGCTTGGTCAATCTGCTATCGGATCACTCAATCGAACTCTCTCCGGAAGATTCTCTGGGATGAGTTCAAGGAGATCAAGCGTCAGGTCAAAGCCATCGACGGTCAAGAAGGACCGGTTCAGCAACTTGAGGCTGATTACTTTATCGAGGCACGGTTGTTTGGTGGGGACAGTGCAGTTCCAATGCGTAATTACCCCGAGGTGTAATGGGCGATGGATACCCAATTCAAACCAACTTTACTTCCGGAGAGCTATCACCGCTCTTAAGGGGTAGGGTTGACATCACTCGCTACTTCAATGGAGCGAGCAAGCTTCGCAATTTCATCGTAAAGCCACAAGGCGGTCTTGTTCGTCGACCTGGAACCAGGTTTATGAACACGACCAAGAACATGAATGAGGATGTCATTCTTGTTCGATTTGAGTTCTCGAGAACCCAGGTATACATGTTGGCTTTCGGTCCCTTATACGTTAGGGTGATCAAAAATGGAGCTTACATTACCTCTGGTGGCTCTCCTATCGAATTCGTAACTCCATACACCGCAGGAGATCTTCGAGACCTATATTTTGCTCAATCAGCTGATGTTCTATACATCACGCATCCCAACTATCATCCTCGAACGTTAACTAGAGCATCGGATACTAGCTGGACTTTTGCCTTCTTCAATAACGAGGATGGCCCCTATCTGGACGTGGATGAGCGTAACTATACCATGTCTTTGACGAACATCTTGAACAGAGGCAGTCTGATATCTACTCAGCCTGACTTCAATGTTGCAGATGTCAATAAATATGTAGAATTTCAATATGGCAACCAGACCACTATAGGTCAAATCAAGGCATTTATCTCAGCCTTCGAGGTTACGATTGAACCGTTCAATGAGAGGACTATTGACGTTAGCGGTTTTGATAGTCGAGCAGTTCTGGAATATGCAGCTTCCGGAAGTGGCTGGAGTAATCGTATTAGGTCCAACATAGCTATCTGGACAAGGGAGATGGAGGATTCTTTCATCAAGGTTGGCAGCACATGGTATCAGACCACTACTCATTATATACAGCCTGAGCTAGTAGACTACGACCCAGGTGGTCAAGTGTCCAACGATGTCATGGCCGTTGCCGGCTTGACTGTCCTCGCTACTACAGGAGTTCTATCGTTTAAGAACCATGTCATCAGTGCTACGCTGAATTGCTCTGACGATATCTTCATTCCTCCTGATACTCATAATACTCGATGCTTCCGTCTTCAGTTCAATAATGAGCAAGTGTGGGGTAAGATTATCACTTGGACCAATGCCAAGACTGTATCGGTTCAGTTAGGTAGAATGATGCCGCCTGATCCTAACCGACCTGCTACATTCTTGATGAATGCCACCACCAGAATCTGGAGGCTTGGTGCATGGTATTTCCAGAATTATCCTGCTTGTATGACGTTGCATGAGGAACGAACGGTGTTTGCCGGCACTCCTACTCAGCCGATGAGGGTATGGATGAGTAAGTCAGCTGACTACACTAACTTTGCTCCTACGGATGAGGAGTCCAGAGTTCTGGATGACTCAGCCATTACGTATGAGATTACGTCTGGTCAGGTCAATCCGATCGTCTGGCTCCAGTCCTCTAAGGTTCTGCTTATTGGCACCACCGGAGGTGAATGGCAGACCAAGGCATCTAGCATTACAGAGCCGATTACTCCTACCAATCTTGTTGTGATCGAGCAGACTCCTTTTGGCTCGAACACATACACTAGACCGCAAAAGGTGGGGACGGCGGTCCTGTTCATACAGAGATCAGGGAATAAGGTAAGGGAGCTAGCGTATGACTTTCAAGAGGATTCGTATCTGGCTAAAGACCTCACTATTGTATCCGAGCACATACTCAGGGAACGTGGAGGCGGTATATCATCGGCATACCAAAAGGAGCCTAATTCGATTTACTGGGTGGCCACGACAGATGGGAAGCTGGTAGGGCTTACCTACGAGAAGGACCAGGAGGTCTATGCGTGGCATGTTCATGAGCTAGGCGGTAATGGACAAGTAGTCTCAGTTGCTACTATTCCGTCTACAGACGGTAAGTCTGACTTGGTATACATGGTAGTCCGTAGGGACATCAATTTCCAACTCAGGACATATATCGAATACATGGAGGTTGAGCATGCACCAGCAGACTCCACCGACAAGGACGAGATGTTCTATGTTGACTCTGGTCTTAGCTACCATGGTGCGCCTACTGGGAGTGTTACTGGTCTTACTCATCTGGCTAGCACCAACGTTTCTGTTGTGGCTGATGGCACTCAAAGGAATGACGTGGTGGTCACCGGATTAGGTGTCGCATCAGTCTCTGGCTCTCCGGCTGAGGTCATCCATGTTGGTCTGCCTTATAGCTCCATTGCTACCTCGATGCCGCTTGAGTCTGGCTCAGAATCCGGAACAGCCCAGGGTAAGCTCAAGAGAATTCAGCGTCTAATCTTTCGTATCCATAACTCTCTGGCCTTTAAGGTTGGTCCTACTGAGTCTAGTCTTTTGACGGTTCAGATGCCTCATCCGAACAACCTAATAACTGGAGACGTAGTTCATGATTTCCATGGCAGCTATGAGCTTCAGGGATCGTATAGTATAGTCCAGAATAATGCTTTAGCTCTGAACATTATAGCAGTGATGCCTCAGATGCAAACCAACATATGATATTTCCAATACAGGTCTCTGAGCTACCTGGATTGAAAGATCGATTCAGTGTAGGTGACTTCTTCGAGAAGTGTGGCGTTACTGGTGGGTTCAAGTATGACCACTTCATAGCTAACTGGGAGTCATTCCTGACCAAAGACCTTGGAGCAATGTGGAAAGCAGTGGATGACAACTTCAGGATTATTGGTCTATTCGGTGGACTGATCACTCCTGACCTGTTCTCTGGTGAGCCTGTTGCTATGGGAGTATTCTGGTATGTGCTTCCTGAGCATCGCAACAAGATCTCCGGAGCAAGGCTCTTATTCACTTTTGAGGTCTGGGCCAAGCGGATGGAGGCCAAGGCTATAGTCATGGCTCATCTGTTGAACACGTTGCCGGCCCAGGTTGAGTCATATTATGAAGCACGGGGCTATCGACCATTAGAGATTCATTATGTCAAGAGAATTTGAACTCTGCTTAAAGCAGGCTGAATTGATCGTTAAGTCCTATCGGGACCAAGCTCCTGAGGGCTATGACGTTTACAACTATCAGGCTGTCGGTATCATAGTGGCTGTCCTTGCTGTAGCTGGTGCGGCTGTCTCCGCAACGGCGTCTTATCAGCAAGGTAAAACTCAAAGAAAGATAGGTGAATACAATGCTAACCTGGCTAAGAACCAAGCTGTTGCGGCTCGCTACGCTGCTGAAGCTCAAGCGCAGAAAGTCAGGGAAAGGGCGAAGAGGCTCCAGGCGAGCCAGGTAGTTGGAGCTTCTAAGTCGGGGCTAACCCTCAGCGGGTCCGTTAGTGACGTGATGTATGACTCATCAGTTGAGTCTGAGATTGATGCTCTGACGTCACTCTACAAAGGCCAGCGTGGAGCGGAATCAGGATACGCTGAAGCTGCGTTGGAACGATATCGAGGTCGATCAGCGCAGCTTCAAGGAAATCTGGCTGCTGCCGGCACTTTGCTGGAGGGAGGATCATCGGCGGTGGATGCATACTATTCCTATAAACCGAAGAACTATCCCACAATAAATGGCTAAGATTCCAACATACGTATCGGACGCGAATCCGGCTGTCCCTCTTCCGGACTTCCAAAGGAAGTATGCTGCTGAAGGAGCAGGTCTGGGAAGTCTCGGTCACAGCATAGGTAATGCTGGCCATCATGTAGGTCATGCGGTAGCTACGGAACGAGACCGACAGCTGGACATAGCTGAAGCTACGAAGAGGCAGAATATAGCCATCAGTCAGCTTGAAGCTCGTAAGCTGGAGCAGAAGATGAAACTTGAGGTCACAGAGAAGACCTCTCAGCTTCGCACTGACTGGAACATGAGGCTGATTGAATATCAGCAGAACCCCGAGCTAGCCACTCTGGATAATGCTAGCAAGGAGTATGACGACTACACGTCCAAGATGGTCAACGAGGCAGGATATGACGTAGTCAAGCAAGAGCTTGCTCTGAGTGCAGCCAGCCTGAGGATTGACTTCATCAATCACGTTTATGCTATCCAGTCTCAGCACCAGCTTCAGAAGTTTGGGGCGACTTTCGACAAGATGATGTCGAACGCTGAAGATTCGATCTTCGCCAACAAGACCCTGACTGAGCTTGCAATCCATCAGGACTTACTCAACAAGACTGTTGATGATGCAGTCGAGACCGGTCAGATCAAGAATCCTGAAGTCGCTCAGAACCTCAGGGACAAGGTCAATCTTCTGGGCGTTGCTTGGGCTGAATCAGTGATGTCCACCAATCCTGAGATGGTGCAGGCTGCCATCAGTGAGGGCGTTCTCGAGGGTGTCTCTGCCCACCAGAAATACATCTTGTTGGAGAAGGCTAGCGAAGTTGCTCGCACCAAGGACTCCCAATACAAGGTGCTCCTCAAGGATGCTCTCAAGTCTGATATCATCCAGCGAGTCGAGACCGGTGAAGGCTCATCTCTGAACCTCGATGAATATGAGAGGCAGTTTGGTAAAGAGGAACGATCGTTGGCTGAGAGGAAGCTGAACGATGCGACCAAGCTCCATCGGGCCACTGAGTCTTCCAAAGGTGCCTCCGGTGACACCCTTATACGTCTTCAGGAAAGCTATAAGCCTCAGGCTAACCCGACCTCTCCTGAATATGGTCATCAGGCTGAGCTTTACGATGATGTCCAGAAAGTAATCAAGCATGCTCTGAATGATCGAGCCACTAATACCTTTAACTACTATGCCTCTCATCCTTCGGTGAAGGATTTGGATTTGAGGCTGGTAGGCGAGGAGACTCCTGAGAGCCGGAAGATTCTGCAGGAAGCTGTGCTGGAGCAACAGAAGCTCGATGAGAGTCTGCCATCCTACCAGTATCAGATCATGCCTACCGGTGAGGCTGAATCCTTTATTGAGAATTTCAACAAGATGGTAGAGGTCGGCGGCAAGGGTGACAGTGGTGGTGTCCTGCAACTACTCAACAGCTTCCACGAAAGGTTCGATAAGAACATGCACGTGGCGGTGAACCAGATTAACGAGACCAAGGGTGGGGACAAGGTTACGTCCAAGATGAATCCACTCCTGTGGCATCTCAGAAATCCGTCTACGTTCAGGCTCATCGTTGATGCAATTCGCAAAGACCCACAGGAGGTCAACGCCAGGTTCAAGAGCGAGAAGGAACTGAAGAATTTCATGGCCGATGTCAGAACTGACCCTGGCCTGATGAGCTACCAGTCTTCCGTGCTTGGAGCCAACAATGGTGCTGAAGCTCAGAGGCTGGTCACCGGAGTCAATGAGGCATACACAGCCTTCACCAAAGACTGGGTTTTGAATGGTGGTCGTATGAAGGATGCTGCCTCAGTGTTCTTTGCCCCATATACCTTTGGAACTGTGAACGGAGCTACGTATGCCAGACCAATCAACTATGCTGATGCTTCTGGTAAGCCCCATACGATGTCTGAAGATCAGATCAACCTGAGCAATGGCTACCTGGAATGGTTTCCCAAGCGCCTGGACCCCTCCACCATCGACCCGGCTACGGTGGTCAATACCATCGGCTACTTTACCTCCGAGCAGATCACTCAAGATGTCAAGAATGCTTTAAGCAGCAACGCCTTCTGGTCCACCACGGAGGATGAAACCGGGGTCTACATGTTCGTTAAGGGTTCCATCTTTGGAGCACCTAAGCAGGTGTTCTACAAGAACGGCAAGCCTGTGCGTGTCAATTTCGCGGACACCATGGTCTCTGTTCCCAAGGTTCCGTTTGGCGAGAAGCCTCAGCACTACCAGGAAGAAACAGGTGACTCGGCTCTTGATCGAGTTGCTAACATGCTGCTGAGGTCGCACTAATGCCAGCTATTCGTTTAGCACCTAGGACTACCGACTTCGAGACTCCTGCTCTAGGAGATACATCGTTCGTAGACTTCGCTTCTACACTGGTGTATGACAGCCTCTACCATTCCCCAGTAGGCACACTCGGTATTGGTGATGGTCCAAAGGGAGGTATCTATCGGTTTAGTGAGGCCATGCAGGAAAAGAAGTATGGCACTGGAGCGATCATTGAGCCTGAAGAAGCAAATAAGGTCTATGGGTTGGAAGGTGAGCTAACGTTCAAGGAGCCTGTCTACGAGACCTATGCTCAACTCCTGCATGATCGGAAGCTGGCTGAGATACGGCGTGACTACGAGCTTTCCTCTGGCACCTACAATCATTGGGGACGTAGGATAACCGGATTTGGTGTCTCGATGGCTTCTACCATTCTGGACCCGGTCAACCTGGCGTCTATGTTCGTTCCGATAGTCGGGGAGTCCCGTCTTTTGTCAGGGGCGTCAAGGGCCAGATCGATATTTTCTAAGGGCCTAATTTCGCCAAAAACCCTCGCCAGGGGCGTCGGGACGTCCCCGGCTAGCTATCGCCTAGCCAAAGGTGCAATTGAAGGCGTTGTGGGCGCAGGACTAGTCGAGCCATTCAACCTAATCCCTGCCATACAGGAGCAAGCTGACTATGGATACAAAGATTCGCTTCTCAACCTGTTGTTTGGTGGTGCTATTGGCGGCACTATATATACTGTCGGTGGATATATCGGTGATAAGTTTAAGTCATTACGTCAGGGTTTGCAGAACGTGGACCCTCAGACTCATGAAGCAGCTACGATGGCGGCTGTCAGTGATCTTGCACAGAATAATCCGGTAACCTCTCCGGCAGATGTTGTTTCGGTTGACTCCAGCGTAGTTAAGGTCGATCTTGAGCAAGTGAATGTGCAGAACCTGATTCTGATTGCTCAGGAACATTTGGATCGATTGGAGCAGCTTTACCTCCAAGGCAGGATTACACCTCAGCAGGATATCCGTAGGAAGCTTATTGGAGCTATGCTACGCAATCCTACGGCTGCAACTCCTGAGAACCTGGCGGCAATGTTCGAGTTGAAACTCAACAATGAAATGGAGAGGATGCCTAGTGGCTACTCGTTCGTGAAGCCAGAGGATTCAGTCAAGGTGCCTGACAAAGCCAAGATTCCAGATAATCCAGTTCCATTCGACGAGGCTAAGTTCGATCAAGTTATCCAGAAGATTGAATCTATTGCCAATGAGAACTCAGCAGCCGAGTTTGTTCCTGACCCAGATAATAGGAAAGCATTCAAGACTATAGTCAAGAAGCTCTTGACTAAGGGATACGACCTATGGAATGCGGAGGTCAGAGCAGGTGGTGAGTCGGTCGTATTCCTTACAGAAAACAAGGCAATCAAGATTGCCATGGAGAATTTTAAGACTGTCAAAGGTATCAGTCTTACTCCTGAATACAAAACCAAATCTGGCCCGTTCTATGTCAGAGTAGTGGACAGGGTTAATCAGCTTCCTGACATCGATACTCCTGCTATTAGGGATGCTTTCTTAGCTCTGGCTGAACGTTATGGATTAGCTGCTGATGACTTTGGTAACTATAACCTTGGAGTTAAGGATGGTAAGCTTGTCGTCCTGGATGAGGGAGCCATGTCCAAGATTGATAGGATGCGCAAGGTTAATACTAGCACCTTATCTCCTGAAGCTCAGGCTGTATATCAATCTCTGATACGCCAAATCGAAGAAGCCAAGGCCAAAGAGAAACAGCACACCAAGGACAAGCTTGATGAGATGATCAAGCGTAGCCAGCAGAAGAAGCCTGAGGTCACCAAGGTTCCTTCTGACAAGGCTGTTGGCCTACCTGACCCTGTTAAGAAGGAAGCCGAGCCTATTCCACCTACTCTATCTCCTGAGGAGAAGGCTGCTGAGCAAAAGATGCTGGCTGACATGCAGGAGCAGTCTGACGAGATGCAAGCTAAAGATGAAGAGCTTGCGGCGTTACAGGAAGAACTAGGTGAGGATCAACCTGAAGAACTGTCCAAGATCAAGAAGATTCAAGAGGGATTGGTCAACTGGGCTAATAAGGTCATCAAGGAACAGAACACCAAGATGAGCCTTAACGTTGACCCTCGTATCCTGGCGGCTGCTATCATACGTGGTGCCGACCTCCTGTATAAAGGAGTCGAAGACGTAGCAGAATGGTCCAAGGTTCTAGTTGCTGAGTTTGGCGACTGGATTAAGGATCACGTATCCACTCTCCACAAGTCTTTCTTCATCGAGGATGCTCCTGATGAGGTTGATATTCCAGCCAAGCTCTATCAGAAGGGCAAGCAGGGTGCCAAAGATCTGACTGAGGAATACCATAGGGCATATACCAAGTCTGCTACACGTAAGCAGATTAAGGATCGAATTGACGATATTGTAAATGATCCGTTCATTGATGACATTATTGTAAGCCGATTCAAAGAAAAGCTGAATCGGGCTGAGGCTTTGAGGATTGTTAAGGGCACCAGAGGTATTAGCACCGGGGGTTCTACAGTTACTGGTGGATGGAATATAGTAGATAGAAGCGGCCATGTTGTATTTTACGGATTCTCCACCAAGAAGGATGCTCTCAACAGACTAAGCGAATACTTAGTCAATACCAGAAGAAATATCGAGTTTGCCATCAATCCTACGGCTGAGACAGGACCGGTGGGATGGTCCTCAACTGACAACAGTAGTGCAGGATGGGCCAGGATGGATGGGCCATGGAAACGTAAATGGCTCTATGGTTTGCTTTCAGGAAAGTATGTAAGCGAGAAGCTTCAGAACAAGTTGTGGGATAGATACCCTGACCTGAAGCCACTTGCTCAGACTCTATACGATCCTAAGAGAAGTCGTGGCGGTAACAACATGGGTGGTAACCGAGCTACCCAAATCGATACTGCCAAGGAATTTGCAATCAAGCACATGGTTGAAGAGCTTGATATGGATACGGCAGGTGCCAGACAAATCCTTGATGATTGGAAGAATGAGCGTGTAGACATGTATCATCAGGATGCTGCCCTCGCGTTCTTTATCGATCAGAATGTTGAGGGTATTGGAGGCCAATTCAAGAGCCTCCAGTATCTGGAAGCTCAGTTAGCCGATCCTGAGTTCACATACAAAATTGAGCAGAAATTCAAAGAGAAGCTTGCTAAGGTAATCGAAGAACAGAATGATGATGGCAGAACATTTGATGAT